GAGCCAGGATTTTCTCTTCTATATCGGGCGACCCCAGCTTTAGTCATCCCTGCCCCAGACTTTGTAGGTCTGAAATACTTTTTAGTTTTAGGTGGTTGTCTATCTTGTCTTCTCATTACATCATGCTCATTCTTTGTCTTTTAGCCATGAAACCACCGCCCATTGCTTTTGTTCTTTTAGAAAAAGTTTTCACATTTGTTGGTTTTGGTCCTGTGTTACCAGCCGCTCTTTTTCTTGCAACAGCCGATCTTCTTTGACCTTCACTCATACGTCTTGCTTTTGCAAGAGGAACACATTTTGGATATTTACGTTTAGCGTCTTTCTTTTGTTTTGATCTTCCACACTTTGAAAAAGAACCGTCTTTCTTTTTACTTCCTATGTCTACCCATTTTTGAGCAAACCATTTATCAAGACCATTCTTTGCCATGTCATTAATATATCTTTGTAACTTTTCTCTTACCTGACATAACTCTTCCACAACCTTTAGCTATGCCACCATTTTTGAAACCTTCTTTTTTTAATCTAGCTGTGGCTTCCATAAGTCCGCCTTCAGCTTTATTACCTCTAAAATCTTTTCTCTTTACACCAGATGGATCTTTAATTTTACCTGCACAAATTTTGCTAGCATATGCGTTCGCGTATGCTGACGGATATACCTTAAATTTTCGCTTTGCTGCCGCTTTACCTCTAGGACATAATTTAGTCATTATTTTTTCCTCGCTGTTTGTTTTGCTCTTGCAAAGTTAGCTGCAGTCGGTGCACCTTTAGCACCTTTTTTACGCATCTTACCACCACGTTTTCTCTTCGCGTGGATGTTTGCATATAAACCTGGACGAGCCATTATGTTTTTGCTTTTACTCCTCTTCCTTTTAACACGTCAGCAAAAGTTACTTTGCCATCTTTGTTTAAGTCAGGAAAAGATTTTTTCTTTTTAGCTTTTTTCTTTTTTGGTCCAAAAGCTTTATTTATTTTGTCAACAGGTCCACCTTTTCTATAACCTTTAGGTGTGACTTGTTTATTGTATATTCTATTTGGCATTATTTTTTACCTCCGCCGTTTCTCCATATTTGTGTTCCCTTTATACCATAAACGCTCGCAACTACAAGGATCCATAAATTTGTGAACCAGGTCGGCAGCGTTGCGAAGTATTCGAAGAACAATTTAACTTTATCCATCGCAGTTGGGTCTTCACTTATGACTGCCCAAGCGAGCACCGCGATTGGCGCCGACAAAATCAAAAGTATGAATTCGTCCTTCCAGTCTGATTGTCTAGCCTCTAATAGTTTGCCCTGGTATTCAGACTGACCATCGGCCATTTTTCTAGCGTGCATGTGTTGTGCATCCGCCATAGCCATTTTAGTCTCTTGACGCTTCTTATAAATATGCGTCCCAGCGTTTAACGCTAGTTTTGCTAAACTAAACCAGGCCATTAGTACGCCTTAGAGTTTCTTTTCTTTTCTGGCAACATTCTTTTCTGTCCGCCTACTGGCATTTCAGGTTTTCCTGTTGCAATGTAGTTAAATGCTTGGTCAGCAGTAGTTTTAGATCTAGGATCTACTTCAATACTCTGCTCTGCAACTTTAACTTCTTTGATTTTATCAAGTTTTTGCATTTTTGCTCCTTTTTTTAGTTTTTTTCACTCCTTTTATAACACCTTTATTCTTTGATGCATAGAAAACAGTCTCGCCCTTCTTTTTTCCGTACTGTTTTTTCATAGATTTCATAATTTTTTTACCTTTTTCGTTTAATGGCATAATTATTCCTCTATCATGACCTTAGCTTGGTCAATTCCTGTTTTTGCAAGACTAATTCCAGCTCTTAATTTAGCTAAATCTTCGTTTTGTTCTAATTTTTTGTCAGAAAGATCTTTTGCTTGCATTAATTTTGCTCTATTTAAATCCATTTGTGCCATGTCAGCCTCTTTTTTACGTTGATTTTCCATAGCACGAAGGTCAACCTCTCTAGATTTTAGTTTTAAAAGAGGATCAGCATCAAATTGTGATGTAATTTCTTTTTCTTCTCTAGCAAACTCTGTTGTCATCTCTGCAATCAACACAGATTTTCTAGCTTCAATATCTTGTCCAAACTTTTGTATCTGTTGTGCAGCCATTGGGTCTTGTTGAGCTTGAACTTGTAACACTTGTATTTGTCTTAATTGTTCTTCAAACTCTAATTCTATCTGTTCTTGTGCCATTAGACTAATATGTTCTAAAATATTTTTTTGTATAGCAGCCATAATAGGCGGATTGTTTCTAACCATGTTAGTTGACATAAAAGTTAAATGCGCAGTCATATGTGCCTGATGATCTTGACCTCTAAAAGCTTGAAAAGGTTTGCCACCTAAAGCATTTATGTGTTCTAAACTTGGATCCATTGGTTGCATTGGAGCTGGTGGTGGTAAAACTTGATCAATATCTTTTACACCTAGAGCTTCATACATTTTTCTATACGCGCCATACAAGTTATGTATTTGTGGATTAGATGTAGCCAGTTGTAACTCTGTTTGTGCCATCGTAATTCTTTGTGCCATAGAAAATATATTTGGATCTGCAACTGGTAAAACATCAACTCTGTCATCAAAATCCATTTGTTTTATTTCTCTTGTAGCACCCACGACATCGTACGGATAAACTGGAGGTAAATAAGTTTTAAATACTTTTGATAATAATTTAAATTCTGATCTCATGGCAGTGTATAATCTTTTGTGTATTGCAGACATAACACGTGAACCACGTTCTAATAATGCAACAGTTGTTCCAACAGCAGCTTGTTGATTACCATCACCTACTTGCATATCAGCGATAGCTGCAAATCTTTGACCTGCACCAACAACTATGCCCATCAATTGTAACAAAGTTGCAGATGGTTCTTTGTATGGTAGAGGAAAGAAAGCATCTCTTAAACTACCGCCTGGTGCATCGACATCTTTAAACTCACCAGGTTGTATTGGAGCAGCTTCGTCTCTAACTCTCACTCCTCTTTGTTTAAATCCTGCAGGTAAATTAGATAGTGTGCCTGCATCTAATAATTGACGGAGAGCAGCAGTTGCAGTTCTGCTCAATCCGCCAATCATGTGAATTAATCCAAAGCCATAAAATCCTAGACCTGGTAAGAATTTAAAATGAACAAAATATTGAATTTTATTTCTCTTTGGATCTGTGGGTTGATAGTTACGTCTAATAGATAAAACTTTTTTTGAGCCTTCATCAACTGTAACTATGTAGGGTAATTTTATTCCTGTAGGATTTAACTCATCGTCTTTGTCTTCAAATCCTTCTAAATCTAAATTTACGTGACACTCTAATAAATTATAAACTGGTTCTTGTTTACCAACTTTTTTAGTGCCATCTAATTCTTTTTCTTTTTTTTCTACATCATTTTTATTTGGATCACTTGGTGGTCCTAAATCTATATCAGAGTAAAAGCCTCCAACTTGTTGTTTTCTTAAATCATTCTCTGAAATTTTAATTGTTTGTATTATTGAGTCTGCATCATTTAAACTTGTCGCCATATATGGCACAACCAAATCATCTGCTGGAACAAATTTAGAAACTGCTCTACCTAATAAATCATCGTAGTAAACTTTTTTAAAAGTAGAACCTGCAAGTGGTAAATGAAATAACATCTGATCAAATTCAGGTTCATACTCTTCCATGTTTTCCATTAACTCGTAGTTCATGTAATCTTTAACACGTTGAGCTTGTGCCTCTTTTGTTGGATCAGGTTTACCAACTACTTGCGTTCTAACTGGTCCTTCTGCAGGTAGTAATTCTTTGTAAGCTCCAGCTTGAAACTGTGTTACAGCTTCAGCTAAAACTGGGTGTGTTGCACCTGAAGCTCCTTGAAATGGCTCTGTTCTATTTTCATATTTAAATCCTAAAAGATCTAAACCTTGTATATAAGATTGTTCCCAATCTCTTCTTGAAGATTTGTAATCAAGATAATTTTGTGCAAGTTCATTACCAATCGGATCTAAAACTTCATCTGGTAATAACTCTACTAAATTATCAAAGTGTCCTTGTGTGCCTTCTATGTTAACTTTACTTGGATCAAAGTTAACTTCAACACCACCATCCTCTAATGGGTTTACTTCTACTCCAGGGTCAGCAGCTTCTTCTGCTTTCTGTTGTTCAATTTCTATTTCTTCTTGAGGATTAACCTCGATAGATGTTTTTACGTTGGGTAACGTTTTGTCTATTTCTGCCATTTATATTCTCCAGGTTCACTGTTTTAACTTGTTTTAAGGGAACATTCAAGCCTTGTGGATTAGGTCCCCTTTTAGGTGGTATTGTTCTTGTTAGTCTTTTGATCATTTTTGATTTCTTTTAATACTGTCCATAAGAGTATACACATCATTCTCATCTATGGGATTTTGAGTGTCTGGTCCAAAACCATCATCTAATTCAACTTCATTATAGTATCTAAAATTTTCTGCTGCTTCTTTTTTCTGACCCTTTGTTAAAGTTAGTCCTAATTCTTCTAACGCTTCAACGACTGCATCTGCTTCTTCTTTAATATCTAAATTAATAGCAGAATCAAAACTTGTATCTTCAGGTCCCATGCTTTCAACATCGACTGTTTTATATTCAAACTCAGGTGCACCTACCTCTACATTATATCGCTCTACAGATTGTGGAAACTCTGGATCAGATAATAAATTTTGATATCCTGACTCTCCAGGTTTATAAGTTATAGTAACTGGTATCTCTGTATCATAATAATTTGTTGTCCAATCTATCGTAATTTCACCAGTGGTATCGTTTTTACTCATTAACACTTTTTTATTTCCAGCTCTTGTATTTAGTGTCATTTCAAAAAAGTCTGGCTCTATACCTTTCATGTCTCCTCTAGATTTTAAAACACCTTTTCTTTCAATAGCGTATACTGCATCTTTAAACCATGCAGGCATACCTGTAACCTGTGTATCCATAGCCATTTTTGAAGCGGCTCTAGAAACTTTACCAGCTTTAGGAAAGAAGTCTACAATACCTAACATTTTAGCCAGAGCAACTGTTGCACCTGCTCCAGACATTTGTAAAAATTCTCTTCTGGTCATACCTTTTTGAGCAAGAACTTGGTCTATTTCTTTATTCAATAATTCTTCTGTAACTTTATCTTTAGGTAATTTTTTTGCTGTTGCATAAGCGTTTAATAATTTTAAACCAGGAAATATTGGAGCTGTAAGTTCTAATCCAAGACCAAACGTATCTGCAAAAACTTTTGGACCAATGGTTGATCTTCTGTCTTTTAATTTTTGTTCCTCTGTTTGAATTAATGATTCTAATCCAATTGCTTTTTCTGTAGCGGTTGGTGTTATGTTTTCTAAAAATTCTGTAAATATTCCTGTACCTTTTATATTTGTTTCTGGCACCTCATCATAATCTTGAACATAATTACCGCCATCACCTGTAACTTTAAATGCAGGTCTTCTAATTAAATCAGATGCTAATCGTCCTGCCGCTGGTAATATTCTTCCAGCAAACTCACCTACACGAACACCTGATCTTAGTAAAACATCTGCATAGTATGGTAAGTTTCTTGGATCTATCATATCATTTAATATTTCTATAGGGTTCATAGTTTCTTTAAAACTTTGTGCTTGCGGTAATTCTGAATCTGGGTTTAAAAAATAATACTCTAATTCTTTTGCAAAACTTTCATCGGCCCCTGCTGCTCCACCGTTGCTAAAATTTATCCTAGGTAACGGAGATATGTTGACACCGCCACCTGCTGCTTTTGGTACTCTTCTTTCTAAAACAGGTTTTGTTTGACCTGCGGGGTCTCCTTCTAAAACTCTATCTATAAAAGAATTTATATCATCCTCATCAAACCCTGTTCTTCCATAAAAATCTACGAAGTAATCTATATATTCATCAAGTAAATTTTGTCTGTAAACAATTTTTTCTGCTTTTGATAAGTCATCATAAACTTTTGCATCAGGGTTTATTTCATCAATTTTACCCATAATATCTTTACCAGTCGTATCACCAAAAATATTTTCACTTCTAAATTTTTCTCCTACATTTGGAACATTAATATCAATAGGAACAAAAGTTTTTTCTACTCCTTGAAGTCCTTTTTCTTTAGCCGCTACAAGAATTTCATCATTAATATTATTTAATTTATTTTTTTGTTCTATTAAAATTTTTTGTGATTCAGGCGTAACTTTTTTACCAATATAATTATTTAAAGTTCTATAAATTTTAACTTTTCTAGCTTCAAAACCACCTTTATTTATAATTTCTTGGTTAAATACAGGATCTGTTAATGTGATAGTTTGAAAAGTTTTAAGATTAGAATTTTTAAATACATTTGGAAATTTTAACATTGTTGATCTAGGTTCAGCATGTGAATGATCTGGTGCTGCCTTATCAATTATTTTATTTTTATCTGTAGTTAAATTTTCAATTTTAGCAGCTTTTACAAAAGCATCTTGAAAATTAGCAAGTGTGCTAAATAGACCTTCATCAAAAGATTTTAGATCTTTATATTGTATACGTTTTGTGTTCTCACTAATTCCAAATATTTTTTTACCACCCTCTCCATATTTAAGTTGAAGAGCTTTGATAACATCTCCTACATGATACCTAGGAAATTTACCTGTTTGTTTTTTTCTAATACCTCCCTCGCTTGATAATTGTTTTATCATATAAGCCATATTGTTTCTGGCTGATTTACCTTGTTTAGTATCTGGTATTTCAATACTAAAAATTTTTTCTAAATCTCTTTGTGCTAGATATTGGTCTTTTTTTATAAGACCTTGTTTAATTAAAGGTTTAGTTAAATTTTTTATATAACCTGGTTCTTGACTTACTTTTGTTGTAAAGTTGGGCCAACTTGTTTTAGGTGTATCTGTTTCAAAATCTAAAATTGATGGTGCTATGTTTCCAACGTATTTACCTCTATCTATACCTCTGTTTCTAAATAATGAATTAATTCTAACTCTTAAATTTTCTACAGCTTTTGTTTTTTCTTTAACTCCTAATATATCTTTAGCAAGAGCATTTACGTTTCCATCGTATTTTTCATCAATTGTATTTGCTACTTTTTGAGCAAACTCTTTATCTGCAACTTTTACAACTTCTGACATTTTTTTCTGATCATAAAGTTTTTTAGATTTTTCAAACGTATCTCTAATTTCTTTTAAAGTTAAAACTCCCTCTGCTATTTCTAGTGGTTCTGGAATTCTAGGAGGTTCTATATTTGGTAGTTTATCATCTTCTTCTTTAATATCTTTTTTGTCATCATCTTCGTCTTTACTAAAAAATGTATCTCTTAATCTTTTTGCAGCTGCACCAATAGCTAGTGGAGGTATTATCGCGCCAGGCACATCTATTGGTTTAAATTCGTCTGACATAAAATCAACATTTCTTTCTGGAAACAACGGGTTAAGAGTTTGAATATTTGTTCCTGATTGTAAATTAACTCTGCCACCGTCAGCCATAAGAAAAGGTCTGTCGCCTAATCTTTTTCTTTGTAGATATTCTTCGTAAGTTTCTTGACTTGGATCAAAGTCCTCTTGCATCTCATCTTTTAACGGACCTGGTTCTAAGTCGTCTACCAAGTCTGCTAGCATAAGTTTATTGCCAAGAGTTTTATCCTTGTCGTCTATAAACGTGCCTTGTATTGGATCAAATATATAAGCCAACGATTCCTCCTTCTGCGTTTAATTCTTTAAACGGTAAAATTTTTGTATCAAATTTAGGTTTTGTACTAACATACTCTCTATAAGAGTCTGGGTCTAGTCTTTGTAATGACTGCTCCATTTGTTGTATATTCTCTCCATGGTATGCAATTCTTTCCATTCTTCTTTCAGGGTCATCAATACCAAAATATTTTTTACTCTCTTCTAGATCTGGATTTTTATAAGCAGTAAAAGCTTTTAAATCATCTGCTAAATTTTGTTGTAGTTCTATCGGATGTAAATAATCTGTTGCAGATTGTGGACCATCTTTTAATACTGGCTCTATATTATTTCTCTCTAACCAAGAGAACACATCTTCACCCTCGTCATATCTCCAGTTCTCCATCTTATCAAAGATGTCCTCACCAAAGTGTTTTCTCCAAATACGAACTGGGTCTGGTGCAAAAAACATACCACCACCGTGATGGTGTTTACCTGCTTTTAAATTTTTATAAATTGTATCGTCTAAATTTATCACACCTGCTTCGTGTAGTTTTGGTAAATTAAAACTACCTAAACCTCTAGCCACAGAACTCATGTTGCCATAAGCTTTACCGTAATATAGTTTGCTCAATCTTGCTTCTTGCTCTGGTGTTTTTTCAAACGGAGAAAAAATATCTTTTTCAGCTTCTTTTGTTTTTTTCATTTGATCATTCATTTCATTAATTGTTCTCATCACTTTTTCTAATGCACCTCGTAGAGTTAACTCCTCAACTGGTCTGTCATCATCTGCAGCTCGATAGATCTCCTCTGGTTTTTTACCTTCATCAAGAATACCTTTTTCTAATTTATTTCTCTCAGCTGTAACTCTTCTGTATACGCCAAGGTTGTATAGGATATTATCTTTTTGTGCTTGTGATAATCTTATGTCAGGATTTTCTTTTATAAATGTAATTGTCTTTTCAAAATTTTTTTCAAGGTCGTCTGCATATTCTTTGATGTACATGTATCTTTTATCACGACCCACGTTTCTAATATCAAATGGTTTAAACCTGCTGGCATCTGTTAGTTTAGAATTTATTATAGTATAGTCACCAGCTTCTTGTTTAGTTAACTTACGACCTAGAAACTCTATACCTTCTGCCGTATCTACAATACCGCCACCCTTTGGTTTAGGTTGTCTATTTGCTAGTTCTGCTAATAATTTTATTAAATCATCCATTAATAGTACACTCTTTTACGTTCTTGTTTTGGTTCATCCAGATAGTCTTCGGGGTGATCAATTAAGCCACCTTGTCTAAACCGCATGATCGCTTGTGTAGTTGAGTCTACTAAGTCATCATGATCGCCATATGGGAACGCTGCACATTCTTCTATGACCTCCTCAGCAAACTTTTGCTCAGGAGCCCATATCATACCAGATTCGAACAAAGGTGCAACAGAGTTTACTCTGGCATGCTTGTCGTTTCCTTTGCTAGGTGTAAAGTTCATTACAGGTATATCCATCTTTCTAAGCTCGTATGTGAGAGGCAATCCTGATGCTTTTGCCTCTATGATTACAGTTTCAGGTTTCCAATAATCATATTGTTCAAGGGCCAATCTACGTAATTCAGGGAACTCGTATCTACCTTTGATGGCGTCAAGTAGTATGAGATTGGCCCCACTATCTTCGTCAGGATAGAATATACCCCAAGTCGTTATAGCACTGTAGTCTGCTGTTTCTTTTTTAAGAAACGCTGTATCGTAAGATTGTATGACGTGTTGTATTTGTGGAATGTCATCGTGCTTGTATCTTCTCCACCACTCACGTTTTAATATCGCTCCTTCTTCTGCTGTTGGGTTTTGCATCCATTGCGCGTTCCATTTACCGACTGGTAATGTTGCTTGTACCTTTTCTAACTCGTCTAACTTCCAATACTCAGGCCACACTGGCTTGGGCTTTGTTTCATGGTCCATGATTGCTGGAAACTCGACCACGTGCCATTGATCAGCTTTTACCTCTGACTGGTTCTTGATTAACATGCCTGTAAGATCTTTCTGACTCCAACGTGTCATAACCAAGACTATCTTACCGCCTGGCTGTAAACGCTGACGTGGACCTGACGTATACCATTCGTAGGCTGACTCTAGTGCGTTAGGTGACAGTGCGTCTTGCTCTGAGTGTGGGTCATCTATAATCAATAGATCTGCACCACGTCCAGTGATCGCACCACCAACACCAGCTGCGAAGTATTCACCGCCTTCTGATGTTTCCCAACGTCCTGCTGCTTTACTATCTTCTTGTAATCTTGTTTTAAAAATTTTTGTGTAATCTTCTCTATCAATTAGGTTCTTTGCTTTACGACCAAATCTTATTGCTAGTTCTGCCGTGTGCGTTGCTTGAATTATTTTTAATTTTGG